AATCTGGAGCAAGGCACACAACCTCTGGTGCCGATGAACGTCCACAGGCTGGGCACTCATCAATTTGAAGAATGTCTTGGAAATCTTCACGCATTTGTTGGAATTGCATAACAAATAATACATGATCCATAAGCGATTGAGCCATTATTTCACCCACCCTTTGTCGATGGCATCTGCCAATTTGCCGTTGGCCTTGTAGGCTTCGTTGAGGTGATGTATCACCTTCTCAGCCACTGGAATTGAATTGAAGTTCGGCCACATCAGCCGAAGTAGATCAATCATGTCCAGGATATTCTCGTCAAGCTCTTCAATGGATTCGATTTTACTCCCCATATTCAAGCCCAGCCGGTTTCTAGTTAAATAACTAACTGAACTTTTGATTCAGATCGGCTGGAAATGGGGTACTCCGTACCTATTTCCGCCATTCTCCGGCATGGCCCAAGGGTGGAAGTGCAAAACAACTACTAAGAACTGTCACCTATCATGATAGGATATGGCGAAAGCAGCAAGAGACCTAATTCTAAGAGACCGACTTCAATTTGATGTAGATGCAAATGGCGACACCGCATTGGTGTATGGCCGTGTTGATCTATCCGACTTCGTAAATGTCGTCAAGCGTGAAGGAATGGCAATCAAAGAAGTTCGCTATCAAATTCGAGATCCAACCGCCTCTGGTGTGACTGGTGTGTTTAATCCATTGATGGCTATCGGTAGTGAAGCGTTTGCCTCCCTCAAAATCTTCACCACTACCACAGCATACGAGAATGCGTATGATGTTGGTATTGCTTCACCCGATGTCATCTCCGTTTTCGAGCTCACAACTGTTCGAGATAATCCTGGCGCAACTGGTGAGAACTTTGCTAACCAGTGGGTTCTTTTCGGTACTCCCGACCTTCACCCAGAAGGGTACAACGTCGTCAGTGATCTACTCGTTGGTGTCTGTGCAAATGACTGTACCAACTTTTCGAGTCAAACCCTCGAAATCGACATTATGGTGATCGGTGAACCTGTCAAACTCTCTGAAGGCGACATGACTGAAATGCTCACACAAGCACAAGACCTCTGAGGTGGTCTAAGTGCCAACTGATTCACAAGGACGGTACTATAGCCGTCGTATTGACCTCAGCGACCGTGAGGAGACTGCCGAGCGTTTAGGCAGTGCAGCTCGTGGTGCAATGGTGGGTGCGAAGGTTGGTTCTCTCGTTCCTCTTGGTGGCACTGCTGTGGGTGCGACTCTCGGCGCTATTAGCGGATTTATTCTCGGCGATCAAGAAACTGTCTTCCCAATCGACATGATAGCCATTCCGGCTTATCAAGCATATTTGTTATCGGGCACACCTTCATTCCAAATTTACATCAAAGAGGGTGAAGTTTTGACTCAAGTCCAACCTACTGATGCAATGGTCTCTGAAGCAGTGATCGAAGAAGCACCAGCACCAATGCCAAAGAAAAGGGCGCCATCGAAGTGGAACAAGTACTGTGCCAAAAAGTCAAACCAAATCAAATTCAAGAGTGGTAAGAAGAAAGGCTTGCTTAACTTGAAGGCAATGGGCGTACAATACCGAAAATCCAACAAGAAAGGGGGTAAAAAGTGATGGTTCTTACTGAAATTAGGGAAACAATCGAAATCCCAAGCTTGACGCTTACGGGAGAATTTGGGATCGTCCAAAAGAAAGTGAACTTGAAACCGATGCACCTTCACAAGATTATGAAGATGGATATTTTTCAAGACACGATTATGCAAACAGATTCCCCAACTCCTGTGGTCATTGAATGGTTTCTATCACCATATCCAATCATCTATTCATCGAATCCACTGACTCCGGTGTACGGAAACCGAGGACCGTCAGCTGGAAATGATACGGTGTTGATGAAGGCCATAACGGAACAGGATCTCACTCCAGAACGATTTGGTACCATTAGACAGTTCCCAAACCAGCAAGTGGGAGCCACACCGACCTTCTCCTTTTACACTCCATCGCTGTATATCACAGGCATCGTACACGCATCAGCAGCGGCGGTTGTTAGCAACATTGCCTTCTCGTTCTACATTGCGTCGGACGACGTGAAAGCCAAGCCAACAACGTACGGATTGGGTCTAATCCGTGAACGATCCATTGCTCAAGGGCTAAATTTGACTCAACAAGGACGCACTATCCCTCCAGCAGACAACGTGGGACAAATCTTCCCCTCTTGGAAGTTTGGTGGAATTCGACCAGAGCGTATGCTTCGAGGAGGAGAAGCTCGAAACTTCTGGCTCAACTATTCGGCTGATCAATCAGAGGCAATGCAATCCACCGCTAACCTTCGTATTTACGTTAAGGGTGCTCGAACGATGGCATCATACGACGCCGCATTTGGTGCTGATGACGCCGTGAAGGGTCCAATTCCTGACTGGTTGCGGTTTGGCCTCAACCGGGGTTTGGTGTCCGGTCCGATCAGAGCCCAACAACCACCGCGCAAGCTTGCCGATAATGGCAACACATTAATGTTCTAATTTGCGAGTACCAGGTTTTTTTCATGACGACTCCATTAGCGCCGGTAGATCAGGAACAAAATGAACGCATTGTCTGGTGCGAGCGTTTGCTTTACTTGATCGTACTGCTTCAGTTCCCACAACTTGCGACGTTGATTTAATCTTCTTTTTTCAATTCAGCCTCGATGAATGCTTTCATCGTTCCGCTACACTCGTCGTGTCGTGCTATTGCTCGAAGAATGGTTCGGTATGGTAGGCTGTCCAACACTGCTCGGTCTCTATCGTATTGATCGTCAGCCAAGTAAAGTCGCAAGGCACGACAAATTGTTTGAGATTGATTCCGACGCTTTCGAAGTTGATGGATAATATCAACGTCGAGGCTGAAAGTTTTGTTCATTTTCATGAAAGCCACCATCCTAATTTTTCAGCTGAAGCGGCGCACAACATACATGAAAGATATTTTTTGTCGTGGGTGTGAACTGTGCAACGATCTTCATCTTCAAACACCATGGACTGACAAATTTGACATTGAATGTAAGGTAGTTTCATTCTTCTTCCTCCTCGAAATGTTCTTCGAGCATCCAAAACAGCTCGTACAAAATATCAGCATGCGGAAGTCGATCAGGCATGCCACATTCTTCCAAAAGAATATACATGCGTTCAAGCAGACGATGACTACGAATCCAATTCATGGCAATCTCTCCTGCAGGGATTGGATCCATGGTACAGTTGCAGGATGCATTTTACCCGGTCGTACAAATAGCATCCAGTCACAATCTGGAGCAAGGCACACAACCTCTGGTGCCGATGAACGTCCACAGGCTGGGCACTCATCAATTTGAAGAATGTCTTGGAAATCTTCACGCATTTGTTGGAATTGCATAACAAATAATACAT